CAAAGGACGTTGGCACCCGAACGCTGAAAAAATGAACGAATGAATTTACCAGTGTCTGCAATACCATGGATCATGATCCCGGAAACATCACCCACCGCCGCGCAGTTCGTCGCGAGTCGAGCTGTGATAAACTGAGTCTTCTGGTTGCAGGGAAACAGCTTTGTGCGCTTCGGTGCCGTGTATGTCGCAGGATACCAGTCCTTCGCGGCGCCTCCCGTAGGATTGATCGTCACCTGCCCGGGATTACTGGTGTTCTCGTTGGCGCTTGCGACGTTGGCACTGTTGATGACGTTCCAACCATACTCGGCACCGTCCGCCAGCAGGATGTTTCGCGACTCGTAAAAACCTGTGCGATAGCGAAGCCCCAGCCACCCGTCCACAATTTCGTGACGGGTTCCCGGTGTAATCGTGTCCGGCCGGATGATGATCGGCTGAGACCCCCCGCCTGCCGCCCAGTACGGCTCCTCTTGAGCCATCCACGCCTTCATAACTTTCAGCAGGCTCTGGACGTCGGCCGGGGCCATCGCATTGATCGCGTTCGTGATCGCGGTCGCCGCCGCGTCGCTGGTTACGCTCATGTCACCTTCCCAATCGTGGCTGCGACGGTCGCCAGAGGCCCGAGCACAATCTCTGTGGGGAGCGGGGGAGCTGTGACTGCCGGACCAGGTAGCACCCCTAGGTGCGTGTGTAGGTCGTACTTCGCGATCAATGAGTCGAGCTTTGCCTGTAGCGAGGTAATCCGCGCGTCCGTGAAGTCTGCACGGGCGATCCACGACGCAGCAGGGTGGGCGCCTATCTCCACGAGCCCCGACCCGATCTGGACCAGGGCTGAGCCGTCCTCCCGCATCAGGACCATGTCTGACGTACTGGCCCCTGGTATCGCGTCCCCCCAGGCGTGGAGTCCGGGGAGGAACACGGCGTCGCCCATCTCGTGATGGCGACCGCTCTGCGGATCCACCTGCCCCCCGGACTCGAGCCAGAGGTCGAGGGACCGGTCCGAGCAGATCAGGAGCCCCGTGTCCCCGGAGGCGACCGGGAAGGTGATCGCGTATCCCCCGGCCCGGGGGAACAGAACCGGGACGTTCCCGATCGGGTTCGGGACGAGCACGGCCCCGACTTTCGTCCGCCGCTTCAGGAGGGGGAGGACGACGGCCCGCTGGTCGGATGCCGAGTAGGACTCGATCCTCGCCGGCGTCGCCGTGCGCACCTCGAGCAGCGCCGCGTCGATCGCGGTGGCTACTGCGCTCGTGAGAGTCCGTGTCCCCTGCTCGTCCATGGCTGTACTGTAGACTACCTGCCGAGATTTTCCGAGCTGTGAATTATTTTTGTGATGTGTGAATTATTTTCTTGATTCTGATCTAGGGGTAGCTTATAGTAGATACATACTGAGATTGAGACATTGAAACACGAACTTGGAGAAACGAAATGGCCAGCAACGTTGAGATTTTGATCCTTCACACGATTTCGCAAGCCAAGGTAACCCGCGAAGCCTTCGTGACAGCCGTGCAAAACGGTGGCGTTGCCATAATTCTTGGGTGGGAATCCGAGAAAGCCGTCAAGGACGAGCAGAGGGGTTCTTTGGCCATGTGTCTTCGTCGCGATATCGCCGACGAAGGGTTGGCCTCTGCAACGCGCAAAAACGTGATCCGTCTCAGAAGAGACCTTATCGACGATCGCCCATGGGAATCGCGCTCCAGCTCTGCGTTGATCAACGTAATTGAGTCTTTCAAGGCCTCCGCAAAAGCTGAGTGGTTACACGAACTTGAAATCGCAATCGATTTGGATAAGGACTGAAATCTAACACAACGAATTCGGAGAAAATCATGGACCTGAAAATTGTAGAGCGAAACGGTGTGGCGATGATTCGAAGGACTTTCACGAAGCCGACAGGGTCGGGGCGTCGGGTCGGCTGGCTGAAGATCGTGACCGGGATCGACCGGTCGCAGAAAAACGGGTACGCCCTTCAGGGCGAGTTCCTGAACGAGGGTGAGCAGGAGGTCCCGGCCGGTTCTGTGGTGGTCTGTTGCGCCCCTGCAGGAAGCGCGAAGAGTCAGATGAGGACGTACGATTGTTTTCAGGTCGAGAGTTCACTCCAGGGTGACGGGAATCTTGGAACCTCTATGAGCTTCGACCACTGCTCCCCGAGCTTCCTGGATCAGGTCCAGGCCCGACTCGATTGCGTTCCGTGGGTTCAGACTCTGGCGCTGGCGTCTCTGACTCCGGCAATCGATCCGATGATCGCTGCACTGGCAGGGTTCACGACGGAGCAGCTCGAGGCTGAGCTCGAGCGTCGACAACAAAATGCTTCCCATCCGGACTGCGATTGTGATGCGTGTATCCCCGGAAATTAGTAGCGCTCACAGAAATTGAGGAGAACGAAAATGGGTTGTGACATTCATGCGCATATCGAAGTAAAAGTTTCTGGGGAATGGCATCACTGGATGGCGTTAAACATTCCCCGCAACTACTCACTGTTCGCACGACTCGCTGGCGTGAGAACAGACAAACCAGGTGATCAGCAATACCCTTTACGAGGGATACCTGACAATATGTCATTACTGACCAACATGGACTATAACAGGGGGGTTGAAGACTGGCATCATCTGTCCTGGATCACAGGAAAAGAACTCTCGGACGTGCAGGATTGGTACGAACGAGAAGCGCGTATAAAGGATCCTGAAGCAGATCTCTGTTATGTGTTCAGTGTTTTTGGATATCTTTTCGGGAATGGGTACGACGTCAAGCGGTATCCTGAGGATTATCCATCTACGGTAGAGGATGTCCGCATGGTGTTCTGGTTCGACAACTGATCAGTAGGCCTCGACGTCCGTGTACCACTCCCCCCCGACCGTGCTCCCCGAGTGCCCCACCCGCTCGACGACGAAATCCCCAGACACCCACTCTGATTTTACCCGGATTCTCCGGCCGGGGTTCAGCCCGGGCTGGAGGAGCGACCTGCACTTGACGCCCCGGCGTTCGACCCCCCCCTTCTGGTCACGCTGGACCAGGCGCTCTGGTATCCCCACGAGCCCGGTGTCCTGGGAAAGCACGACCACCGCGTCTGGCGTGCCCGTGACAGGGTGTACCTGTACGGCCCCGTCCTGCACCGACCACCGGAGACCGTTCGAGCTGCACAGCTCGTCGAGGGCCTTCTGGACCGGGCCGAGCACGGCCAAACCTCGTTTCAGCGCCCCGGAGACGACCGCGATCGGACCCTTCGGCAGGCCGAGCTGTCCCACGAGCTGGTCCACCAGGTCCGAGACGGGAGTGTCCTTTTTCGTCGAGATGTTCACGACGGTGCTCCGGATCGCCAGCCCCCCGTCCGAGCAGGAGATCCGGGAGAGCACGTCCGCACCGTCGCGGGATGTTTGGACGTCGTCCACGTCGCCGACGAATACCAGCGCCTCCGTCCCGACGTACCCGGCCGAGAGCCTGACCGTCGCGCCCTCGTCAGACACCAGGCGCCTGGAGTCCTCCGAGAGGTTCCAGACGGAGATATCGCACCGGTTCGGCTCGCTTCCCGCCGTCTTCTCGGCCGAGAACGTCAGGTCGAGCTCGTTTTTCTGCCCGGAGGTCCACTGCCTCGAGCTGGTCTTCGTCGATATCTGAAGGGTGCATCGTCGGTCGAATAGCTCAGTCATGTCACAGCCCAGCCTCCGACAGCTCCCCGCTCGAGTAATACAATAAGCTATGACCGACCCCCAGACTGGTCAGTGTCACCTCGGTGTGCATCCCGGACAGGTCGACGAGCAGGAAGTCTCCCGGTGGGAGTCCTGACTCCCGACCGTGTCGCCGGAGCCTGAGCGACCCGAGCCGGAGCCCCTTCCCCCGAAGCAGGTCCGCCCCGTCCGCGTCCTGTATCCCCAGCGTCCAGCACGACGCGCGCCCGTTCCAGTCGAAAATCAGGGTATAGAGCCTCGCATCGGTGAATGTCACCCCGTCCGCGTCGTACGTGTCGCCGAGCTCTACCTGCTGCTCCCACCGGGCCAGGTCAGATCTCAGGGGGATGGAAACGGGCATAGAATACTCCTCAATTGATCAGGTCGAAAAGGATCGTGCTCGCCTTCGCCTGCGTCGCCGCAGGGACAGCCTCTGGGGCTTTTTTCCCGACGCTCTGCTTCGCCGCTCCGACCGTCGAGGTGTGCGGCAGGGGGACGGCGACCTCGAGCCCGGACGCGCGGCGGACGGGGTCCCACCGGAGGCTGAGCCTGGCGACTCCCTCCGGCGCTCCCCTGGTCCGGGACACCGCGGTCAGGATCATGTCCGGGTAGACCCGGACCCCGTCAGACAGGTCCGACTCCGTCCCTCTCCCCAGCTCCTGCAGGAGGGAGAGGTAAACGTCGTTCGACCTCCCGAGCTGGTATGCGGTCCCGTCCCCCGGGATGTCCGTGACCAGCACTTCCGCAGAGACTGGCGTCGGTGTCTGGATCAGGTGGTCGGACACCAGAGAGCCGTCTTCGAGCGGGTGCTGCGCGAGCTGCGCCGCGTCGGAGACAGTCTCCGACTGCACGACGTCGAACGTGTACCCGGCCCAGGTCAGGAGAGATTTCTGAGGCATATTCTTACCCTCCAGAGGAGGAAATACAGGCTACGAGTGATTCGAGAAATCATGACCGATCCTCCAAAATTCGATGTCGCCAGCGAGCTACCAGAGGCCTTAGAACCGATTTTTTGAAAAGATGAGCTTTGCTATTGACCATCCTTCGTTTTGCTCGCCTTGGAGCCCACAGCGATTTTGAGGGGGTCCAGATCTTGATCGACTTAGGTCAATCAGGAAGTTTGTCGATCTTTTCCAGTGAATTATTCAATCCGGTCAATTGCTTACAGTACGAGCAACTAATACGACATCGCAGAACCCAGGTTTCGCGCGACCTGTGTCGCGTGTCTGGCCATCACCTCGTCCGCCTGCCTGGCGACCTCCGCGCCGACTGCCCGGGGGTTCCCTGCCCCGTTCACCGCGACGTTCACCGAGCTGCCCCCCACAGACACGTTGCTGGTCCGCGCGCCGACGGACGACGCGGACGGGACCATGGACCCCAGAGCTCTCGCACCCGCAGCGATGCCCGCCCCTCCGGGGACCATCATCAGTGCCAGGTTCGCTGCTTTCCCGACCATGTCCACGACCGGGCCGAGCTTCTCCCGGAGTCGGTCGACCGCCCCGGAGACGGCCTCGATCATGTCGTAGAGGTCGTTGCCGATCCCTCCCCCAAACACGTACTCGAGGGAGTTTGCGATGGCGTCCCAGATCGGACCCATCTCGTGCATCTTGTCGACCATGAGCCCGAACGCTGAGTTCGCCCCTGTGACGAACCCCACCAGGTCCTCTACTATCAGAGCGATCACTGTGAGCATCGCCGCCGCGATCACGTACGGAGCGACGGCTAGAGCAGTCCCCACGATCCAGACGATCGTCGACTGGATGACTCGCTCGAGCGCGAAACGCATCGCCCACAGCGCTCGGATGGCACCGGGGAGCTGCGCCAGCGCCAACCCCGAGAGCGCGAAGCCAAGAAAAATTGCTACCGTCTTCAGCGCGGCCATGCCTCGAGCCGACTCGAGTAGCTCCGTCCGGAGTGACTTCAAGGCATCCTTCGCCGCGCGAAAACCTGACGCGAGCATCCGTGCCGCGTCGCGTATCTCCGGCCCGAACGTCTCCTTCGCCGAACGGAACGCGAGGTTCAGCTCGGTCACTAGGTCATGCAGCGCGGGTACGGTCTCCTCTCCGACCGCGATCTTGACGCCGCGCCAGAGGAGTGCCCCCTCCGCGAGCTGGTCGTTCAGGTCGGACCCTGCCTGGAGCAGCTCAGGGGAGAACGTGCCCATCGCCACCATGGACTCGAGCATATCTCGGATGCCCTTGGCGCCCCCCTGAAGTGTCGGCAAGAGCTTGTTCCCGCTCCTGCCGAGCAGGTCGTTCGCGGCGGCCACCTGTTCGGCCGGGTTCTTGATCCTGGCGAGCGCGTCGGCGACCACCCCGAGCGCCCCGTCCACGGACGTGATGCCTTCCAAGCTCTTTTTCGCGTCCGGCCCGAGCAGGTCTTTGAGCGCCCCCGTCCCGGACGCCCGGAACTCCCGGAGGTGCCCGGACAGGATCCGGAGCCCCCCGTCCAGCTCACCGACCGACCCCCCATTTTTTAAGACGGCAGCGGTCAGGGCGTCGTACACCTGAGCCGTGACACCCACCTGCGCCGCAGACTCCCCGAGAGCGTCGGCCTGGTCCGCGATCTGGAGGGTCGTCCCTATCACAGCGTCAGAGAGCTTGCGCAATGCCTGCTCGGCGTACCGTGCAAGAGTCGAAAACCCTTGCAACGCCTGGTTAAACTTCGTGACGCCGCTCTCGTTCCCCTCGAACAGGAGCTTGACGATGAGCTCACGGATGACGACGCGCTCGGCCATGGGGTGGACCTCCTGACCGCAGTGTACGCGATCGCTGAGGATTTTTCGATAGGTGAATTATTATGTTGATTTTCACTGAAAATTGCTCATAGTATACACAATGACATAACACTGGAGGAAATATATGAACGTCTTCATGCTCGCCGTTAATCACCAGGAGCGCGCCTCGTACCACCCCGACAATTTTCTCTACTGGGGCGCCAAGGAGGCGCTACAGCTCGTCGGTAACGTCTGGTGGCGCAAGGACGGGCTGGACGTCTCCCGTGAGCCCCTGCGGGGGCTGACACCCGTTGAGCGCGTCCGCCAGGGCATCCCTGCGTACCTTCCGACACACCAGAAACACCCCTGGTCTGTCTGGGCTGGGGAGTCGAGTAGAAACCTCTGGTTCCTGCTCGAGCACGCGGAGGTGCTGCTCGACGAGGATCGACACAGGTTCGGGCGGGAAACCGCGGTCTGGTCCGCGTGGGAGTGGGCACTCGAGCACGCGCCGACCCTGCCGGACGCGGGGCTGACGGAGATGCCCCGGTGCTTCGGTGGGCTGACCATCGACACGGGGGAGGGGGTCGTGGAGGACTACCGGGAGTATTTCCGGCGGGCGAAAGTCGAGCGTGCAGTGTGGACGAGGCGGGAGCGACCAGGGTGGATTAACAATGTGTGATAAAAAACATCGTGCGTGTCCAACACGTGAAAGTTTCGGTGATCTATGGATGCGAAAAGGTAGCGACCAGAGTTACTTGATAACTTATGGTACTGGGTACTGGGACCAACTAACCTACGAGCCTGTAGGTGGTGGAGAGCTGAAGTGGGTAGAGGATGACGGGGAGTGGGATAAGGTGTGTCAGATAGAGGAAATGTGATTATTTCACGCGCTCCGAAGCCAACCTCTCCAGCTCGGAGCGCACGGCCAGGACCTCGTGAGCGTCGAGCAGGTCGGTCAGGGTCCACTCGTGCCTGACCTCACGGAGCGTGCCGAGCCCCGCAAGGACGGGTCCCCAGATCCTCCAGTCGACGTTCGGGCCTAGCTCTTGGGGGTCGGGACCTTGTCGCCGCCCCGACCTGAGAGCAGGGGCCGGAGCGCGTCCCATAAAGGGCTGAGCTGGAACCTGAGCACGTGCCAGAGGACTCGAGCCGCGTCCACGAGTGCGCCAGGTCCCTGGAAAACCTCGTCGAACCGCGCACGGGTATTGATCGGCCGATCCTCGTGGTACGTGGTCTGGAGAATTGAGACCACCAGGTCGATGCCCCCGATCTTCCGCACCGTGCCGAAAACCGCCAGCAGGGAGGGGAGTGCCATGTCCACGTCCATGCCCTTCAGCTCGTCGACCGCCTCCGCGATGTCCGACAGGTCGCTCGAGACTTTCCTGTTGAGCAGCTTCCCGAGCGCGGGGGCGATGACTTCCCCGAGCATGAGGAGCACATCGAGCGACTGGCTCGAGCTGAAACTGTGGACGATGAATACCTGGTCGCCGATCGTGAACGATTCTGCGGACTTCTGCGCTTTCGGGGGCATAGGGGACTCCGGGGAAAAGGGATGCCGGGTCGGCTGCAAACATCGCAGCCACCCGGCCGGAACGTTCGAAAACAGAATAGCTCACAGTGGAAACAACGTCGAGCTGTGAATTATTTTGTTGATTTTTTCTCTTGCCTGATTATAGTAGAGACAGGGAGGGAAAACTTGGAGGTAGTATTTTATGAATGACTTGAGAGTAGAGTCTGCGGGAATTGAATATGTGGACGTCAGGATCCCGGTAGACAAGATCCTGGAAGTGATGATTCTTGAAGACAGGGAGATCCTCGCGAAGAGCATCCTGTCGAGCGACGACTCGTTCGAGCCTGTGTTCGCGAGACTCTGTGGAGATGACCTGGAGACTTGGTCATCGAATGACGCGAAGACGTTGTGGAAGTTCGTGCTTCGAGCACTCAGAGCCGTCAGTAAAAGGTGCCCAGCAGGGATGAATTCGTTGGAGAGCTCCCTCGTCGATCTCGAGGGAGGCTGCGGTATTGGTAATGGCAGAAACAGCGACGCCCTCCCTCAAGATGGTACTAAAACGGCAGCTTTGAGGCTCCTGGATACAGCTCCTACCGCCGTCAAAGAATGGCTCGTCACGGACTACAATTTGAAGCACGTCCTGGACTGCGTCGGGTATTGGGAGCGCAACAAGGAGCTGGCTCGGGTGTTCGGAGAGAAGCTCGAGCGCGTGGCTCAGGCGATCGAGGGGAAACACCCAGACCTGGTGGTTCCCACTGCGGAGTCAGAGGACGAGTGACTGATGGAAAAAATACACTTCGAAACATTCGAGAAAATGTGGCGCTGGTGGGGGGACAACGAAGTGGTCCTGCTGGGGAGGGGGCTCCAGAAGGAGTACACGAAGGACGAGCTGGTCAGGGTCACGCTGGGACCGAAAAAAGAGCTGATGTGGTTCGCACGGCTCTGTTAGGTCGAAGCTCCTGGTTGGTTCTCCACGCCCTTCTTCGCCGAAAACTTCCACACGTTCTCTCCGAGCTTCCCGCCCCCCTCCCGCTCAAACGGGGGCATATCCGTCTGAATCACTTCCTCGCTGTCGAACGTCCCACCCGTGCTCATGTCCTTCGCACTCATGCTCCCGACCACTGGCGCGCCCATCCTGGTCGCGTTCGCGAACTGGCTGAGCAGTGTGTTCGACGGAGACGCCCTTTTCAAGGTCAGCTCCACATCATACGAGTGGTCACCGGAGAGGACGAAAGCGCCCTCCCCGTCCGCTCCGAGTTCCTCGAGCGCAGCGAACGGTTTGCGCCTGGTCGCCTTGAAAAACGTACCTGCGCCAAACCCAGAGATGGGGACGCCGTTGAACGAGAGCACGAATTTACGGGGGTCGAATGCGATCATGGCGTCACACCTCCAGAATAATCGTCAAAGGATTGACCGTCCGGATACCACCCGCCAGGGGGATGGACGCAGAGAGCCCCGCGTAGAGTCTAGCCGTCTTGTCCGCAGAGCTCTGCGACGCGGCGGACCCTGCGGTCAGGATGATGCCCTCGACCGTGTCGCCTGAGGCGTCCTCCCGGGTTTCAGCGAAGTGGTTCGCGCGCACCCCGTTGATCCAGCGTTTCTTGACGAGCCCGGCGATCGCTGCGATCGTCAGGTCCGTGTACGTCCGCTTGATGTTGGACGCGGCGCCACGCACCAGGTAGCTGAGCACGTCCTCTGCCACGCGGGACGAGAACCAGTCGACCGTGAGCTGCTGGTCGATGTACCGCTGGGACGCCATCTTGCCGCCGAAATAATGTGCGCCCCCCGCGGCGGTCGTGTAGTACCCGATCTGGTCCGCGGCCATGGTCGACCGCTGGGTCGACGTGTAATCCTGAGAGGTGATCCCAGACAATGTCTGGAGGTACCAGTCGATGCTGGAGACATCCAGGTTCTGGCTGAGGTTCCGTCCAGCCAGGGCTGCGGCTGCGTACTCCGACTCCGGGTGGTAAAAAACGTGCGTCCGGTTGTACGACGCGGCCTCGAGCACCTTGGCGATATTGCCCGCGGTCCCAGCCGCGAGCACAGCCTGGTCGTTCTGCGCGATGTGGATACAGTCGATGGTATTGGCCTCGACCCACACCGCGGCACGGTAGGTGTCCATGTTCCGCTGGTTATCCGTCCCCTCGTGGGTCAGGATCAGGCAGTACCACGCGTCATCCACGAGAACCAACGCGTTCAGGTCGGCAGTGAGTACCGTCGGAGCTAGAACTACTGACGCGGTCCCCGTCTGCGGGACACCGGCCCCTGCCGTCGCCATGACTGTGAACGTCACGGACCCCGACCGGACCAGTGCCGGATCGATCGTGACCGTGAACAGCGCCCCGGGAGTGTCGTCGACGCCCGTGCAGGCAGTCACGGCATTGAGCGCCAGGAGCGCGGCCTCGATCAGAGAGACGGTGTTCGCGTGGGAGACGGCGTACAGTATCGCGACCGTCTCCGTCTGGGTCGCGCCTGCCAGGTCCACGTAGGTGTAGGTGATCGTGCAGGTCTGACCCGCCGTGATGTCCGCCGCGAAGGTCACCCGTTGCTGACCGCTCACGTCAGGGTCACGCTCGCTGACCTTCACCTCCTGGACAGTCGGCTGCTGTGAAAAAATAGCTGCCAGGGCCAGGTATTCAGGGTCAGTCGTGAGGCCTCCCGCCGTCACCCAGTCTGCCGCAGACTCGCACGTGAGCACGGTCGAACCGAGCAGGTTCGTTTGGCCCACGACCATGATCGTGCCGAATCCGGCTTGCTGCGTCGCACCGGTGGCGATGGAGATGGAGACGTTTACGATGTCGCTGATAGGAACGTCGGACATATCGTCCTCCTATGGAGCTGATACTGCGATACTATCTGTCGCGACAGTCGTCGCCCCGTCTTTGTACGTGAGTCCGATCGTCACGTCGTCGATGTACCCCTCGTCACTCTCGAGACGCTCACGCCTGTGGACTACCAGATCCATCGTGCAAACCTGCTCCCACCCTCCCCCATCGAGCGCGGTCAGGTCGGTGATGTCAGAGAGAGACGAAATCCCTATCCCTGCCGTGTCCGCCAGCCCCCGCGCCGTCGCCGTCTGGAGGTAGAGTCGCAAGTCGTCGAGCTTGTCCCAGGCGCCGGCCCCGAAACACTTCACAGAGCACCTCGCGTACCGGTCCTCCGTCAGGTGCTCGAGCTGGCTCGTGACCAGCCCGACGACGTGCTGGGGGGCGTCTCCAAGAGAGTCCGGGAGTCCGTCCGCCACGTCCGAGATCAGGTTCAGGAGCGCGTGAGGGGTGCTCGGTCTGGCCACCGCCGAACCCGTCGCCGTCGTCTGGTGAGCCCAGATCGTCGTCAAGTTCAAGCGGGGCTGAACCAGCCCCCGGATCGCGTTCTCAAGACCAGATCGGGTCACCGCTACTCCTCTACCGTCACGTCCACGATCTGCGTGTCCGCGATGTGTGCGACTCCTGACGCCGTCCAGAGCACAGCGTTCCCGGATATCGTCCACAGGTCTGACCCGATGTTGATCAGCATCCCGTCTGCGGCTCGAACCTGTACGTTCACCACCCTCGAGGGGGTCCACGAGAATTCACAGAGTCGAGCACTGGCCGCCGCGACGAAGAGTGTATCGATCGTCCGTCGACAAGTCTCTCGACGTCTGGACGCCGTCCCTCTCCCGTTCTGGTTCGTATTTGCCCCGCGCCAGTCGAAATTCGCCGCGGTTTCTGAGACGGCGACAGAACCTCCGGAGTTCTGAACAGCCCCTCCGGCAGATACCGCAGTGCGAATCCGAAGCCTGCCGAGTACCGGGACGTCCGCATCTACATTTCCGGGTCCACCGTCGATCGCAGTAACAAGCGAGGCATAGGTGGTATCGGCGTCACCTCCAATCGTGACAGCGATATTTCCACCGGTGATGCCGCCGCCACTGTCGGCCTCGTATGCCTGTCCGCCGATGATCCAGACCTGAGTATCGGCGGGTTGACCTGTGTAGTCACCCTCGACGATGCCGACGACGCCGGAGGATTCCGACATATGCCCCGAAGCATTGAGCTGGAGGAGCGCTCGCTGGGTCACGCACCCCGAAAGGGAGACAATGGTCAGGCAAAATGAAAGCAAAATTCCTAAATATTTCATAGCTCCCTCGCGAGGTACTTCTGGTGATTCAGGGACCCGAAGCTCGTCTGGTCCCACCGTCCCCACTGCTCGAGCCGGTACTCCCGGCTGTCTACCACGACGCGCTTCGACGTCGTCTCCCCGTCGCCTCCCAGGTCCCCGAGGTCCGTCTGGGTCCGGACTTTGTACCGTGCCCCGACTCGGAGCCCTTCAGACAGCACCTGGAGGGCTCGTTCATCGAGAGGAGTCACGGTCGCCTGAATGGTCTGCGTGGTCGGTCCCGTCTCCGTTGCGCGACCGTCCGACCCGTAACCAACAGTATAAGTGCGGACAGTGTAGGAGGACGAAAACGGGATCGACACGGCAGAACCTCAGAGAGATTACGGTTTCTGGAACACGGAACCCATGCTGATCTTGAAGGTGGTTGCAGACCGCGCCTTCCCCATCAGGACAGTATACTCGCCGGAGCCGATCGCGCCGATGAGCCCGAGCAGACCGGTGGTCGGATCCGCATAATACTCTGCGTCAGGGGTCAGCCCAGCCAGCCCGGTCACGAGGGATCCATCGCCGTGATATGTGCCCATGACAGTATCCGCGTAAGTACCATCTGCGATGCCCTGGATCGAATCGCAGTCCGCCTCGACGTTGGCGTTGTAGATCGAATAGGCGCCAGCGCCATCCCCCCATACAATCGATCCGAGAACGACGCCAGCCGCTTCCGCTACTGTGCCGGAGAATTTCTGCTGTTCGTCGTCGACAGAAACAAGATGGGCATTCGCATTCATTCGTACCTGGTCAGTCATCGGTCTACCTCCAATTTACGGTTTCGTTTGAGACACCATCCGACCAAAACTCAACTCGAGATGCGTCGAACTCCGAGCGAGTCCCACCTTTTTTGTCCACGTCCCCGCCGTGAGTGCTGACGCGAGCGCGAGACTCGACACGTTCAAATGGTACTCCTGCCCTGGCGTCAACCCGGTGAACCCGGGAACAACGTCGCCATCGCGGTAAAGGAGGATCGACTTTTCTGCGCTGGCCGATTTCGGCGCGAACCCGAGCAGTCCGGCGACGTCCTCTTCTGCGTTCGTCGCGACACGGACCTTCCCGGACAGGTCGGACGCCCGGACACAGACGAAAACCCTGGAGGGGATCGCCTCCGCCGTCACTGCGGGATGCTGGGGGTCGGTCGCTTGCGATAAAATTGTCATCAATCCTCTCCCTCTCGTACCTGATACGTATACGACCGGAGCAGGAGCCCCGTGTCGATCAAAGGTTTCGAGCTCTTCTTTCGTGCGATCGTGGACTCTGCGTTCGGGGGTTCGACCCCCCGCTGTATCGTCCGCCTGATCTGCGACGTGACGAATTCTCCGAGCGTCCCCAGCGCAGCCTCCACCGAGATGTCACCCCGCGCTGCTTTCGTGAGCACCCTGGTCGCCGCGACGTTGATCCGATTCTCGGCTTCGTCGAGAGTCTTCCGGATGGGCGCGCGCTCCGGGACCCAGACTTTTCGATTTTTTCCTGCCCAGGCCCCGAACTCGTGGACGGTCGCCAGACCTGCGACGGATATCCCCTCGTCGGGGATCTCTCCGGAACCGTCAAGCACCCCGACCGCGACGTGCATTTTGCGCCGCTTCAGGTCGTCTACCAGCTCCAGGAGGTCTTTGTATCCGTGGTCCCGGTCCTCCACAGTCACCTCAGAACGCCCTCGGGAGTCGCGCGTTCGGACTGGTCCTCATCAGCATCGCAGCCCGACGCCCATAGCTCGTCGCGGACAGGTCGTCCCCGTCCGCTGCTGCTGTCACCGCGTAGGAACGGCTCACCCCGTCGACACTCTCTGAGGAGACAGGGCCAGAGGCTCCGGACCCACCAGAGGATACGACCGTCGCCAGGTGCGCCGCGAGCAGGATCCGGACCTGGTCCGCGCGCGTTCCCAAGATCGCGTCGTCCACCTGCTCGTCCGTCCAGTCGACGTACGTCTGCCCCTCCGTAGCGCCCACTGCTGCCAGTGTCGCGTCGTTCGGAAAGGCAGAAGTTACGTCTGACCAGACGATCGACACTTACTTCCCCTTCGGCGCGACGTACTTCGTCTCGGACATCTTCCGCAGCTCGTCAGGTGACGCCCCGGTCATCTTCTCGTACGGCCACCCCTGGACATCACGAGCACGCACGGCCAGGCGATTCTCCTCTGTGTCGGGGAGTTGCCCGAACGTAGGAGACGAAATCATCCCGGAGAAATCGATCCGCTCGAGCAGTCCCTTGTGTCCGTCCTTGACGGCAGCACGGATGAGTCGTTCCACCTCTCCGGACACCTCGATACTGTACGCCCGAGGGGACAAGTCGGCGTTGCGGGGGGCAGGTTTCGGGGTACTCAGGGAACACCCCCAAGGCGCGATGAAGAGCATTCGACGCTCTTCGCCCCTGCCGATGTGGGTCGAGACCATAACGGAATTGCCCTGCTTGACGTTGAGTTTCATTCTTGTTTCTCCGGATCGGCCGGGGGCCGAAAACACATATTGTTAAAACAGAAAACTATCAAATCTCAGAACGGTGCGTACGTCGCCGGGTACCCTACTACCTGGAGAGCGCCCGACGCCAGACGAGCAGCGATGGCAGGCATACGCTCGATCGCCCGCCACTTCTCGTCGGGGACTTCATTGACGAGCTGGGGCTGACCCTCCCCTTGGTGAGCCGGCCACAGGTCCACGGTGTCCTTCGCTCGACGCAGGGATGAGCGCAGGAGCTCCCGCTCCAGGTCCGCGCTCTGCTTTTTCGCCAGCTCGAGCGCCACGAGCGTCCGGAGCGCGTCGGCCGGGGAGACGTCCTTGGAGACGTCTATCGACGCCAGGGCACGCGCCACAGGGTCAATTTCCTCCTCTGCCTGCCGTCTCGGGATGTCCACGAATATCGGGCCAGGGGTGCAATTTTTTACATGCATATCAAGTCCTCAAAAGTGCGATCACAGCACCGTGTCAGATCCCCTCAAGATCAATCACAGAGAAGGGTTTCTTAACGCTGCAACCACCAGTCTTCGACTCGTAGACCACCCTCCAATTCGTACCGTCCCAGGCGACAGGGTTCCTGGTCGGGCGCATGGCGAGCAGGTGCTCGATCTTCGTCCGCGCCCTGTTGTAGTAAACGGCGACGTTCTCGCCGCCCACGCCAGCCCCCTCGAGGTGGTGGACAGGGAGGACGAGGTCGATCTGTTTCTGAGACGCGAGGAACACCTCCAGGATCGTCCTGGTGTCCCCGGACCCGGCCTGGCTGTACATCGTGCTCGAGACGTATTCGTGCTGCTCGTGAGGCAGCGCGAGCGTGTTCGGGCGCTCGATCCCCTTCGTCAGACTGACCATCTTTGAGACCGGCAAGAGCATCGCGGCCAGGATCGCGGACGCGGTGCTGTTCGAGTCGAAGGTCGTCGGCGTGACGAGTCGCAGGATATTAGGATGGTTCGCCACGCCGTAGATGCCCCTGTTGGGAGAACCCACCCACGCCGTCTCGTCGATGAGCGCCTCGTGCCCTTCCGCGACGATCACGAGCTTGTCACGGTCGAGCGGTCGGCCCGTGAGCTGCCCCTCACGGACGTCTTCGGTGTCGTACTCTGCGCCGAGCCGGATCAACCGAATCGGGACCGTGTTCGGGACGACGTCGTACTCGACGAGGGGAACCTCACGACTCCCCGGGTCCACGAACTTCGCGACGCCGACGCCCTTGGCGTGCCGGTACGTCACAGTCTTCGCACCTGGAGAGAGCCCGGGGGCCACGCTGAACGCTTGCCCGTACGTCCTGTCGGGGTACGCCTCCAGGATGACGTCCGGCATCAGCACGTCGACCTCTTGCTCCACAAATGCAGCATCCATCCGACTCTGCTCTGTGCTCATCCTATCCTCCTACTCGGCCCCCCGCAGGGGGAATCAATGAAAAATCAGTGTCACCCGGAGGCCTGGAATCAGGTCAGGGTGGACAGGTCGAACTGGATACGGACGGTCGCGTGCGCCGCGCTGGTGCCCACCGCAGCGTCGAGGAACCGCGCCCCAGAGAGCAGGATGCAGTCTCCGCTGTCGGAGTCGTTCCGGACGGAGCCGACCTTTTCGGTCCCGGTCGCCGTGATACGGACGTAGACGGGGTCGAACCTCGACACTGTGTCGTCCGTCTCGACCGCCAGGGCGCCGGCTTCCATCACGGCCACGTCTGTCCCTGCGTCGTACTCGGACGCCCCCGTCCCGTCGCCGCCGGAGTAATTCACGGCCGCTCCGATGTGGTCGGAGCGGACGGCGAACCCCGCCAGGGGGCGGGTGAACCCGGGGGTCGTGTTCGGGGTCGTATGAACGATAGCCCACACCGCGGTGGTCGAAGTCCCCACCACTGTCGTGAACGGGGTTCCCGCGACTTCTGCGGTCAGCGTCACCTTCGTGTTGTCTTCTGCCGCGAGCACGGTCGACGCGGGGAGCACCGCGTTGAGATGCGCGACGATGCCCTCGACGATCTCCTGGACAATCGCGGTACCGTCCGCGACGTAATCCGCGAGATAGGTGTCCACGTCGTTGAGCTGGACACCGAGCGTGTACGTGAGAGAGTTGACGGCGGTCGGAGTCGCCCAGTCTACCTGAGCGACCGCGGTCGTCTTCGTCGGCCGGAGACACTGACCATCCGTGCTGTCGTGCATGACTGCCAGGCCGAACCCGATCGCGGCCCCGTCGCTGGCTGCCGTCGCTTCGACCGCGGTCACGTTCGTGGTCCCGGAATAAGTCACGTCCTCATCCGTCCCAGCGAACCGCGCCGTGCAGGTCACAGTATCCGTGAGCACACTCGCGCTCACCCAGCCGGAAGCGATGCCGTCCGCCTCGATCGCGTCGTGGAGGTGCGTCGCGCAAGCGTTCGCACCAGCCAGCCCCGTCGCGCTGAAACTCCGGGACGATGTCCCCTTCTTGAGCGTCACCGCGTAGCTGGTCGACGTACACTGGAGTGTCTCGATCTGCGCAGCCTTGCTGTTGTTGAGCAGGCTGATGATCTGCGGCCCGCGCCCGTCCCACCGGGGAATCATCCCCGCGAGCAGTGTCGAGCTGGGGCCGGACCCGTAATTCACCTGTGCAGCGGTCATAATCCTATCCCTCCATCGTTTCCGCCACTCAGGCGGGAGAAAAATTCACCGAAAAAATTTTACTTCCGACCCTTCCCCGGGGGGACGTACTCGGCATCCGTCCGGGCCTTGTGAAGCTCGGCCGTCGTCTTCCCACCCTGCGACTGAGGATCCTTGGCGTTCGGATCCCGTGCAGGGGGTGTCGAGTCCGTCCGCACCTGCCGGGTCGCGACCGCGGTCTGATACATCCCGTCGAGACGCTCGCCCGTCACACCGTCCGTCTTGACGGCCGGGAGCAGTGTCTTTACGACATTGGTCCGAAGCTCGTCGTCGGTCATGGCGTCGATCCGCTTGTGCTGGTCGGTCGCGAGCACGGCCCGCGCCGTCGTCTCCAGGTCCACCCGGGGGGCCATCAGCTCGCGGAGCACCTTCGGGTCCGCCAAACGCTTCTCGGCAGCATCGGCGCGGGCTCTGGCGTCGGTCACGACTGCCTGGGTCGCTGCCTGCTCACCGGCGAGCTTCTCCTTCTCAGCCTTGATCTTCTCCATCTCAGTCATCGCCTGATCCATGGAGGTCTTGTGTGCGTCGAGCTCCTCCTTCAGCACCTCGTACCTGGCCGTCGCAGACTGAGCGTCCGCGTCCCTACGGGCGAACTCCTGCTTGAGGATTTCCGCCGTCACCTCGTCCACGCTGACTTCCCGCCCGACGCCGTCGAGCCTCATTTTTACCGTCACGGTAGCCTCCTGGTGTGGCCGAGTGTCTACTCGAGCCTGGGTAGAACTCTGCGTCGCGACGTCTGCGTCGCCTGAATTTTCTGAATCGAGATGGACCACCATCTGGTCACCGCCCCGGGGGGTATCTGTGAGCGCCAGGTGATTATAGACTCTCGGACCCTGAATCGCGTCGTAAGCACCCCAGAGCGGATGCGTTCCGGGGGTCGGGTCATACTGCGGGAGGACGTAACCGGGGGAGGTGAAGAGTCGCGCCTGCGACAGCTTCCGCACTGCTTCCGCCGTCCGCCCGGTCAGTCGGACTCTCACGTATCCAAAATCCTGCTCTTCCGTCGCGTCGACCGCGTCGACCGTCTCGTGGACGTGCCCGACCGCGTATTTTCCTGTGTTCTCTGGCGTCAGGAGTTCGGGAGGGTGGCCCGCCGGGGGCCACGCCGTCACGGCGACGTTCCCGAGCGTCCTCAGGGACGCAGGGTCGAAAAGGTGCTCCGGGAGGACCAGCTCGCGGCGCTTCGTCCCGTCCGCCCGCGCGTACTCGTAGATGCCGCATCTGGAGACGTCCGCCGTCGCAGAAACGGACCCGTCCGCTGCGACTTCGCGACTCAGAACCTCTCCCGGTGAATCGAAACGAACTACCTGCACGCGCGCCTCCCTGATATTTTTCACAGTGCTCCGTGAATTTTTTATTGACGAGAACGATATACACTGTGTATATTGGAGACAGGATTTTGATTTCGCTGAATTTTTAACCAGACTGGAGGCAACCGTGATTGATTTCCGGCTCAAGTGCCAGCGTCGCGCGCTCAAATTGGCGCTCGACAAGCTCAAGAAAACGTTCGGTTCAGGGAGCAGTATCCTCCCCCTGAACAACGTGGAGGTCGTCCCGAACCTGTTCGACGGGGGGGCCGTGCTTCGGGTCTCTGACCTGGAGGTGTCCCACTCCGTACCACTCGACGGAGAATGTACGGGTGAAAAGTTGCTGCTTGATTTTCGGCAGCTCCTGAAGACCGTGGACGCGCTCCCGGACGGGGTCTTGGAGATTGAGGCAGAGGCCCTCCCCCCGGTTGAGTACGGGGAAATGGACAAGTCAAATTTCGACGGGAAAGGTGGGACACACAAGGAAAAATACCCCCTCCCCCGGGACGGTGTCAAGGTCCGGGGGAAGCTCGGGAAAAAAACGTTCTCGACCGTCCGGTGGGACCACCAGGAGGGGAACGAGATCCCGGACCCGATCGCCTGCCCGAAGGGGTGCGACTCCCAGGAGTTCGACGTAGACCTGGCCGCGCTCCTGGCCCCCGTCCTCCACTCCGTCGCCACCGACGACAGCAGGTACGGACTCAACGGGGCGTACCTGGAGATCTACCCTGACGGGCACATCGGGGCCGTGAGCACGGACGGTCACCGTGCTGTCGCGCACAGGGCTAGAACCAGCGCACCGACGCTGGACGGGCCGCTGCTCCCGCTCGGCGTCTCGAAAAAGCTCAAGGACCTTGCGCCAGGGGTGGTCCACCTGACATGGTGGAGGCCGATCGCGGTCAACGGGATCCTGGACGGGATCCCTAACAACTGCTGTCCTGTGGGAAAGTCCAGGTACTCTATCCTGTTCCTCGTGGGGGAGAACGAGGGGAAGGATAGTCGGATGCTCACTCGAGGATCGACTGGAGGCATCACGTCAAAGTCCTACGGCTGGAACGAGAAAGACGCGACCTGCGTCATCCGGACGAGCAAGGAGAACCTCGACGCCTGGCTCGGGAACAAGATCGGGCTGGAGACTTTCTGCTCCTACGCACAGGTGACCGGAAACGGCGGACACCTGGCGGATCTCTACGCAGACCTGGGTCGATCGGACATGGTCCGGATCGACGCCCAGGATGGCTCGAGCCTGACCGTCCGTTGCCTCGAGGGGGACTTCCCCGACTGGCGACAGGTCGTCCCGGCCCGGTTCCTGCGGGAGGCATTGGTCGACGCCAAGGCGATCGATGAGTCCATCCGGTATTGCATGACGATCGCAAGTGAGAAGACCCACTGCGTCCGGCTCACGACACACCCGAACAGAATCGAGGTCTACGTCGCGAATCCTGACTCAGGGGAGATGCAGGACGACGTCCAGGCTGACGTGACTGGACAGACGACAGTAATGTCCGACCAAGAGCTGGAGGACTTCAATCGAGCGCTCAAAGAGAAGGGAAAAGAGCCGAACTGTGAGCACATCCAATTCCGCATCGGGTGCAACGGGCAGTACCTCCGGGACGAGATCAAGACACTCGGAAGCGCCCGAGTCTTGATCCGGTTCGGAAACGAGCTGAACCCCATCACCCTGACGCGCCCCGGGGACGACTCGCTCCTGTGTCTTGTCATGCCCATGAGGATCGAATGAGCCCCCCGACCGTCCACCAGATCGTCGACACCCTGCGCACCCGCGCGAGGGTCGGCGTGACACAGCTAGGCCCCCTGGTCGGGATGAGCGCCGCGTGGGGACAACGTGTGCTCGACGGGACGATCTGCCCAGACCTAGCGACTGCGGACAGGATCGCCCAGGTACTCTCAGCTCGGGACGAGGAGCGCATCGTCCTGCTCGAGGCTGTGAGCAGGGTCAAACTCACGCGGGCAGGTATCACGGGGGCAGACCTCGACAGGGTGGTCGACGTCCTGCTCCTGGTGTACAGGGGGAGAACGTGAAAAAATCTGCGCCATCGACGTGCCCGAACTGCGGACACAGACCGAAGTATCACCACTATGAGGACTGGTACTACTACGAGTGCCCGTGGTGTGCCCTGAGCGCACCAGTGAGAAAAGAAGCCCTCGCGCTGGAGGCCTGGGAAATTATCGTGGAGGGGTGGAAAATCCTCTACAGGAGGGAAGAATCTTGAACAGACTGGACAAAAGCGTTCACTTTTTAGGTCAAGGATCCATCGAACTCGAGGAAGCTCACGGGCAAGCAAACCTGATAGCCTGCCAGCAGCAGCTCCCGACGCTGTGCGACACTGTATCCAAAACTGCGCTCGAAGCTCACGGCGTCGTGTTCGGGGAGCAGTTAGCAAACGACCCCCTGTTTACGCACGTGACACTCCCGAAGGGGTGGAAGATATGTCCTACTAACCACCCGATGCACTCTGATCTGGTAGACGGCAAAGGCAGAAAGCGAGCAGAAATCTTCTACAAAGCTGCATTTTACGACCGTCGTGCCTGGGTACGCGCTGTAAGCATGTACAAGGCAGAGAGCGACTACACGGAAAGGAGCAGGATAATAGCTCACGTGACAGACTACGACGGAACCGTGTTCTACACAGTTGACAAAGGAGAGGTATCAGACAGCCCCTATATTCTCAGAGGGGAGTGTGAGAACGAGTGTATGGCTTGGCTCGATGAGCATTTCCCGGACTGGAGAAACCCCTCAGCATACTGGGGTGAGACATGATCGATTCTATATTTGAAGCCCTGACCGCGCTCCGGGTCTTAGAGCTGGAAGAGGGGGACACCCACCCGGCAGACCTCCCCCGCGAAGACCTGATCGACCGCCTGACCATGGTCGACTCCCTGGTACGGGGTGAGCGGGGGGAGCGTCGCGCGGAGGACATCGCTACCGTCGTCGAGGCCAAGGCCCGTCTCGCGTTCGCGCAAGGGGGCACAAGGAAACACCGGGGGAAGACATCGATCGCTGTAGGCGACCGCGTGCGACTCTCCGGGACGTTCCTCCGGAACACGGGGCAGTATTTCCACGGGCTCGAGCAGGACGACGTCGGGACTGTCGAGGTGTTGTCCGGCGACGAGACATTCTGCACGGCGACGATCCTGTGGGACCGGTACACACTCCGGGGAGGGGACCAGTACCTGAGCGACTGCTACTGCACGGATGAGGAGCGCCCGACGTGCGGGATGTGCAAGGGGACAGGGAAACGGCACGGGCGGGTGAACGTCAAGAACCTGGAGAGAGTGAAAAATCAGGAGTCCTACGCTCCGTTCTGAGGTGGAATCTATGCATTATGTATGGGAGAAAAACTGTAGTACTGGTGATTATATCGCAAGAGTCTCAAAGACACGGAGGATCATTCGAATAGGTCACAGCATCCCATCTCCAGAGGGAATCACCTTCCTATACCATGCAGAAGAGTGGGGAGACTACTCCCTGGACTACCCTATCAAAGGTCCGTGGGAAAGATCACCAGAGAAAGCCCTGAAAGAGCTTGACATCCAGATTCGTACGACATTCTAGCATCACCCCTTGTACTCCCTCGCGATAGGTGCCTCCCTGTCGAGCTGCTGCAGATCTTCCAACCCAGCGATGACCGGCTCGGCAAAGCACCTGCACTGAATCGGATCGCCTGGGTGGCCGTCCGCGAACTCAGTCGCTCGAGTCTTCCCGTCTGAAAGCACCTCGACCAACCTCCCCCCCGACTTCGTCCACAGAAAACGTCTCCCCTCCCGCTCCCAGTGATTCCCGTGCGTCGTAGACTCAGAGTCCGGGTCCGGGTACGCTCCGTTAGGATTCCCGGCGACGCGCTCGTCCCGACTGTTCCTCCAGATGTAGCTGTCTATCCCTAGGTCGCGCTGCCTGTTCTCGTGCAGCGCCCCCTGGAGTTTCCCCACCTGGTCGCGGGCGATGAACTTCGCGCGGCGCTCCTCTATGCCCCCGGCCTCTCGTATCTGACGACGCAGCCACTCACGGGGGCGGCCCTTCTCTAGCGTCTCGAGCGCGGCGGAGGCGATACGCCGCTCCGTCTCCCGGGTCAGGTCGACGCACAGCTCGCTGAAATCCTTTCCCCTTGACGCAAGCTCTTTCTTGAGCCAGGGCTCGGACCCGAGCACGTCGAGCCCGAGGGGGGACACGACGCGCTTCTCGGCCCCCCGCTGCTCGCGCTCCCCCTCCTGCAAGATGGGGTCGATCTGTGCCTGAGCGCGCCGCGTGTAGAGCGTCGTCCTGGAATTCAAGACACCTCGGACGTCGGGCAGGGGGTCCGCGTCCACCCTGGTCTGCGGCAGGAGCGCCATCGCGTCAGTCTCGAGCACTCTGACTAGCTCACGCACGACGGCGACGAGCCTGCGCTCGGCCAGGCGCTTCGCGGACCCGGCGACTTTGTACGGCCCGAATTTCGGGACGCGCTTCCGCTGGATTTTGAAGGCCCGGAGAACTTGCTGGAGAGGGGACACTGGCACGGTTACACCTCCGGCAGGGTGGGCGCGAAGGCATGTGCAGGAGCAACAGCCTGGACCACAGAGAGCGACCGGAGCCACTCGAGCGTGACGTCACCGCCGAAGTATTCCCTAAGCCCTTCCGTCTCGTCCTGCAGCATGATCCGGAGCTGCGTCGCCTGCGACCGGGTGATCGCACGACCCCCCGCTATCGCCCGAGCGACGGACTCCTCCCACCCGGGGACGGACTGCCCCGCGCGACGCGCCCGGAGGATTCCCAGACTCACCGCGTCGGAGACCTCCTGAGGAGGCGTGAGAGGGTTCGCCTCTTCAGGCTCCGGTTCCTCTCCCGTGTCGAACTCGTCCACGGACGGCGGCTCGAGGATGCCGTCCTGCTCGAGTAATTTCCGACCCTCGTCTGGGTCGATCCAACCGAGCGCCGCGTACGTGCTCCGGGCCGTGGCACGTGTCCCCTCGACTTGAGCCCGTTCTAGCTCCCTAGGAACCCAGAGAGGCCTGAACTCGATTTCGGGATCCTGGTCCCTGACTTCCTGTGGGAGAGGATTCGTAACTGCGCCGCCCCCCCAGACAGGACAGTGGACCATGATGGAGTAGAGCTGCTCGATCGGGTCCCGGAGCCTGTCTTCCTGGCACTTCGCCCGGACGATCCCGTAGTAAAGCTCCAGGTCCGAGAGCCCGGTCGCGTTCATCCCCTCGGGGCTGCGCCCGTAGAGGAGCGTCTGTGGGTAGTCTGTCACGGCCGAGACCTGGGACTTCTGGTGCTCCAGGATCTCAGAGATCCCGGACACCGCAGCGTTGAGGCGCTGGACATCGTCCTCAGAATCGAGCACAGCGAGACGGAACAGGCTGAGTCGCTGGCGGAATTCCTCGAGCATAGTCGAGGCCGCAGTCTTCCCGTCCTTCCCCGCGATGAGCTCCCACCATTTTTTCACCTTCAGGAACGGGACGCTGAGCTGGAGGAGGTACTCTATCACGCCGGAGTCGGAGATCCCGACGTTCCGGATCTCCTCCCAGACCGTCTCGAGCACGGGGTCACCCCAACCCCAGCACTCGATCCGGGCCTGGTCCGAGCTGGACTCCCCCGGGAAGAGGAGCATCCTGGAGACGTGCACGACCTGCGTCGGACTCCCGTCGTCAGGCGTGACCTGGTACGTCTCCGGGTCCGCGTAGTTCCCACCCCTGAACGTGTTCGGCCAGAGTTCCCAGCGATGACGCGCTGTGAGTTTTCGCACCTGCCGAACGCGCGACGCGTCGAGGGGTTCCCAGGGGTTGAGCCCGTCGTCCACGTCGAGCACGACCGCGGCCCCCCCGAACTCTCTCTCGTAGACCAGGGCGTCGGTCATGACGCGCCCGACTCGGAGTCTGCGCTCCTCTTTCGCGAGCACCTTGGACAGATCTTCGTCTATCCCGTCGTACCTCGTCCACCCCTCCCGCGTCGCGTCGAACGGCATCCTCGTGATGATCTTCCGGGCGACGCCGTTCTGCCTGAACAACGCCTCGAGCAGTGCCCGGTCGAACCGTGTCCGCAGGGTGAACGTCGTGTACCCGATCGCGTGGGACGTCGTCCCGATCCCAAAATAGCTGTTGTACCAACCCATGATCGTTGATCTCCTCTGGTCGCAGTGTAGACTATCTCGATTATTTTTCCGAGCTGTGAATTATTTGTTGATTTTTCTAGTGGGGTTGATTATAGTATGAGCAGTCTATTTTTGGAGGTGTCTATGGTAGGACGCAGAGTCAAGCCCTGGATGGAGCCTCGCGAAGGGGTAGTCATCCAGTGGGAACCCCTGACCGAGCAGATGTGCGACGCCCTCGTCAGGCACGACGACGGTCACGAGTGCTGGTACTCGAGCTACAGCCTGCGACCCGTCGACGGGCTCGGAGACCTCCCCTCGAGGCAGGAAGCGCGCAAGACGGCGGACGAGACAGCGCTCTACCAGCTCCAGGGGATCCTCGCGCAGCACGTCAAGGACTGCGACCCCGGGGGGAAGCGGTGGGAAGGGTTCGAGTTCGCAAAAGGGCTCTTCGGGATATCCTGCGTCAAGGCCATCGCGGAGGTAGAGTCTCGACTCAACGAAAGGAAATGAAACGATGAGAACCTTTTGGCAGTCTTGCGGTTGTAGATTCACTCTGATTTCGAGCAAAGACAACGATCTGCGCTTCAAGGTATTGCTCTGTTCTACGTGCCCAGAAATCGAACAAGGTCGCTACCTGAATCCCCATTTTGATGAATTTCGCGAGTGGCAAAAGATCAACAGACAAGAGCTGGAGGCTACTGCAGAAAATCAACGCCTCCCCCGACCATAAGCGTCCGCGACCCCTCCCTTAGAACTGCCCTGCGGCCAGCGAGCGCACGCGAGCGCGGCGGCGTCCCCCCGGTCCGGACTCCGGCCGATACGTCGCCTGAACTCCTCTTTGCGCTCGAGCTGCCGGACGTCCCTCTTCTCATCCCCGTCCGAGCGCACGACCCACCGGACCTTGCGCGAACAGAGGTCCTCTTCCAGCTCCGGGTCGAAGCCCACAACGGCCAGCTCACGGATATCCTCCCCCGCGTCCAGGTACGCGCACGATGCCCAGTCCGCCCCGATCTCCTGGTCGTACGCCCTCCCCCCGAAGTGGCACTCTATCACCCGAGCACCGTCCGGGAACAGGTCTAAAACCGAGCCCAAAGAACGCAGCTCGTCCACCCAGGCCCCGAACCCTCCCCCCGCGTCGACCCTGACCTCCACCTCTCGGCACCCGCCCCGGAGCAGCTCCTCCAGCTCGGAGACGACCGCGCCGACGTAAGCCCCCGTGTTTCTATCGTGGATGGGATAGCGCATCTCGAGGCACCCGCACCAGCGACGCGCGACCCAGCCGGAGTCCTCCCCTCCCCTGGCGCAGTCCACCCCGATCGTCGCGCGGGAGGGGGACGACGCCTGGAAGATCGCCCCGGCGTCTCGCTTCGACGCCTGCCGGAGCACGGCAGAGGAGACAACAGCGTCCGCAGCGGTCGTCGGTGGGGGTGTCCCCCACACGCGCCACCACCAAGGAGGGCGCGGCGCCCACCACTCGCCAGCACGCCACGGCAGCTCGAACGCGGCACGGTCGGGGTCCGGCCCATCCACCCGCACGGCCCAGGCTGACTTCCCGGAGAGCTGCGCCTCGATCCACTCCCGCGTCACGGCCCCGGGCACGACCACCTCCCCCGTCGACACGTTCGGGTGGTCGAACGCGCTCAGCTCGTACCTGCGGACCCTGTCCCCTGAGAGCTTGGCGAAGTCTGAACTGCTCGAGGCAGGGTTCGCACACAGGAACCAGAGGCTGATGCCGTCCGCGACGAGGCCGAGCACCGCGTCGTAGATGTCCTTCCCGTCGATGCCCTCCGCCTCTTCGAAGACGTGGACACCCACGGACTCGTGAGCACCCTGGACGCTCACACCGTGCTCCGTGGCCTGAGTCTTGACTATCCGGTCCAGCCCTAGGGTCAAGTTGGGAGACTTGCTGCCACCGCCTCGCGCCAGGCGAACAGACTTGAGCCTGCACATATCCCCTCCCCAGCGACCGTCGAGGCACCCGTCGATGTACCTCCAGGTTATCGCGCTCGCCTGGTCGATCTTTGGGGCGTAGACGCACCCCATTATCCTGCTGGAGACGTGGTAGGACCACAGGAGCAAGCCAGACACCTCGACAGATTTTCCCCACTTGTGTGACCCCTGTAAGCAGAACACGTTCGGGATGATGCTCGAGCCGTCCCAGTCCGGGATGTCGTCCCTGCGGGGCCACGGTCGACCCCCCCGGTGCGCCTCCCGCTGGTGCATGTGGAGCCACGACGCGGCGACGTCCCGGACGAACTGCCCGCCCCCGACGCGGGAGGTGATCCCGAGCACCTCGGGGAGGTAGCGGTCGGGGTGGTAGAGGTACTGCCGGTCGACGAGGGGAGAGCGCCTGGCCCGAGCCATCTGTACCTGGGAGAGTGCCTGCTGAGAGTCTCGCATGTGCGCAGTATAGCCACCCGTGAAAAAAAGATCGATTTTGTGAATTATTTTCTTGACTGACCTTTTTATACTGATTATACTGGATACAAGATTTGAGATTGATTTGAACTTTTCTTACTGAGGATACAGAAATGAAACGACTCTTCTGGCTCAGCTTGATCTCCCTGGGAACCTACGGGTTCATCTCTCTTCTGGACGCGGTCGGAGCCCTCACGGGCATCAATTGAAGGAGCGGAAAATGAAATTTCGAATCACAGCAGGAACGCAGGTAGTCGAGGTTGAGGGGAATCCAATGGCGGAGGCTGAGCGCCTGCACAAGCTCACAGGCATCCGCCCGTCCATCACCACAATGGATCCCGTACCTGTTCCTGACCTCCCCCCGATCCCTCGCGATCCAAAATTCGACCTTTACCACCCGGAACGTACTCCTGCACCGATCAAGGACGGACCCATCGCACCCGTCCCCCGCGGTGAAGGACACGTGGACACCACCGGGCAGATCCGGTCGACCCTCGACGCAGCGCAGGCTGCAGACTCCGGGTTCGCCCTCAAGCAGCCCCTCTACACTCGAGGCACCCGGGTCAACGAGACCGGCGTCGAGAACGCCAGGACCTCACGGCTCGAGTACGAGGCCCTCCCCTCGGCGAAGGTGGTCCACATGGAGCTGGCGCAGACCGTCCAGGCCGAAGGGCGGAAGGACATCCCCGTCCAGGCGTCGAACCTCTTCCTGCGGACGGACGGGAAACTCACGACCCGCGGGAAAGAGTCCATCGGGATCGACCTCTCCCACCGGTCGTTCCAGCAGCTCATCGGGCGGCTCGACATCCCGGCCGGGGGGGCCTACCTGAGCCACTGCCCCCCGACACTCCGGGCAGTGAACGTGAACCACTGGGTCGACACCCGCCTGCAGGAGGAGCAGCTCCCCGGAGCGACCGCGAAGGAGCTTCAGCTCCGGCTCCGCGGCCCCCGCGGTCAGCGGGAGATCTTCGCCATCACCGGGCCGAAGTACGCTTCGTACGACGCGGACCAGATCGCGGAGGCGGTCGCCATGGCGGCACCGCAGGACGCCCGGGGCACGGTCGCGTACGACGGCTACAGGGCACACGGGGAGGTCTTGTTTCACAGCACAGTCAGGCCGGAGCACTACGTCGCCGGCGAGATCTTCCGGGCTGGCGTTTCCTGGAGCACGGACGACACCGGGGGCGGGTCGATCGTCTGTCGTGCCTCAGTGACTGCCAACCTCTGTCTAAACCTCATCGTCATCGACAAGTCAGAACAGGATACCGTCAGGCTCCGGCACCAGGGCAGTGTCGAGAAGCTCGCACAGGGGTTCAGGGTCGGGTTCCAGGGAGCGCTCGCGAAGATCAGTCACTTCGTCCGGGCCTGGGACGTCGCCTGCGAAGACTCGATCGTGGACTCGGCGGTGGTGCTGGATGACTCCCCGGTCCCGACCGTGCGGGAGATCCTCATCGCCTCCGCTATCCGGGGGATGATGGAGCAGGACCTCGTCACGGTCCCGGGTCGCCGGGAGAACGTGATCGCGGGGGTGGTCGCCGCGTGGAAAATGGATGACTCCGGAGCGGGGAAGAGCTTGGACGGGGTGAACCGCGCGGCGCTCGCGAACGCGCTTACCCGGTACGCTCACGAGTCCGGGAAGCTCGACCCCTGGGAGCAGGACGTGCTCCAGACTCAGGCCGGCCAGCTCGTCTATGGGGCGGGACGGTATGCGAGAATCCCCCTGCTGAAGGAGAAGGCCTAAAAAGGGGCCTGATGTTTAAGCTTCGAGAGGATCTCCCTGCGGACGTGCTGGGAGATCCTGTCCATCAGGAGGGGAGGGACGGAGTTTCCTACCCTCCGGACTATATCACCAAATTTCCCCACAAAGAAATATTGATCCGGCCAGGACCCTATTCTCTTCACTTCCCCCGCAGACAGATATCTCTCACGCCATGGATGAATCATCCCCGACAGGGAAATCCATTCTTTGGTGACTGTTCCCGGGGTGTCATCCCAGGAGCACCATTTCGTGCTCATACAGCTGGCGTCGTTCCCCTTTAATCTCCGCCAGATCCCTAGATGACTACTCCAGAGCCCCCTCGGCTGACTCTGTGCCATCCTCTGGAGAAATTCCCCAAGTACTTTCCCCCCTACGTCAGGACACCCTTCTACTGCTTCCCGAAACGTGATCCCCCTACTAGATCCCGGGGGTACTCCTGGGCCGGCCCCCACCAGGTCCGACCGGACCCCCACGAAGATCATGCGCTCCCTGCTCTGAGGGATGCCGTAGTGCATCGCGTTCAGGAGCCAAGCCCCGACCTCGTACCCTGCCCCCCGCAGCGTCCGCAGGATCTCGGCGAAGATGAGCTTCATCTTGCCCTTGACCATCCCTGAGACATTCTCCATAACAAAAACTTTTGGCCTGAATATGCCAAGCATCCTGACGTACTCCCGGAAGAGTTGCCCCCTCGGATCATTCATGTCCCGCTTCCCGGCCGTGCTGAAACTTTGGCATGGTGGACTGCCGTCGAGCACGTCCAGCTCACCCGGAGTGATACCTGCCAGCTCGAGCGCCCGCTCCGTGGTGAGTTTCGAGATGTCCCCCTCGTAGACAGTCAACCCCGGGAAGTTCTGTCTCAGGCACTGGCACGCGTGCTTGTCCCACTCGACGGCGAGCAGCTCCCTGAACCCCGCAGCGGAGTACCCCAGGGAGGAGCCCCCGGCCCCCGCGAAGAGGGAAACCACGGTCGGCGCGTCTGGCTCACGCTGGGCCAGGTGTCGTGTCCACAGGTCGTCGAGCACTTCGACGTAAGGCCTCCTGCTGGAAGTCATCTTCTGGATCTGGTGCATGAAGAGGTTCTCCTTGATATGCTGAGCGACGCGAAACATGAGGAGGGGAGGGACGGAGTTACCGACGCGCTCGATCACTTCGGACGCTCGTCCTGGGAATTTGTACTGGTCTGGAAAGGAGGAGAACCTCGTGGCCTCGATCG